CAACAGCAGGCCCATCTTCGCGATGGTGCTGACCGTTAATCCACCACTCTTTATAACCATAAGGATCTTCAACAGCAGGTCCATCTTCGCGATGTTTCTTGCCGTTAAGATACCACGTTTTACGTCCACCACGCCATTCAATAGCAGGGCCATCCTCACGGTGGAGGATAGTCATCTCACGATCAGAGAAGTAATTCTTAGTACCGTATTCGTTAACGTGAATATATTGCTTATTACCCTTACTATCTGTAGCAGTATATTTTTTACCACCACTTTCTTCGTTTTCACTATTCATTGCCGAACTAATTGCTTCACCTCTAGTTCTCTCATATCCAGATATTTCACCGTCCTTATCAAGATCAGCTTTAGCTGCATCAAAATCTGGATCTTCTTGATCTTCCATTTCAATGTCTTCCATACCACCTTTAATTGCTTTAACAGTACTAGAGAGATACGCAGCAGGTATTTGATATTCTTCTAGAGTACTAAGCTGCTTAACAAAAGATTCGAGCTGTTCAATTGTATTAATTTTAGGTGCAAATTTCTTGATTTCATCAAGAACATCCGGCGAAATATCCTCCCCACCTGGAAGATCTTCTAGTTGTTGAATAACTTTAGCTAGAGATGCTTTTATAATAAGCTTTTCATCAGAAATAACATCTGCGAGCGCGTCATCCATTTCTTTACCAGATTTCGCAGCACGAGCTTGAGCAGCTAACTCTTGAGCTGCAGCTTGAGCAGCGTATTTCTCTTCACGTGAACGATTAGCTCCCATTCCTGAAATAAAGTCATCTAATGTATTTTCAATCTGCTGCGCAATTTCATCAGATTTAGCATTAATTGCATCTTGATTATCTTGAAGGACCTTAAGCATTGCCTGTTTTTTACCTGTAAATCCTTTACCGGACTTAACAAAGTTTAAATCTTCTTCTGTAATAACATCTAAATTATATAACAGTTCCCTAATAAATCTTATTGTATCCAAGGGCGCGGAACTTAATCCTGCCGAACGCATTTGCTTAGTAACACCTACCGCGCCGGGTACTAATGCCTCAACGGGTGATTTACGGGCTTCATTTAACATTTGTAACCTGTTATATAAGTTATCGAAGGAGCTCATTGATATTATTTATGCGCACATTAATCATTTACCTGCAAAAATTGCAAATTAAAGGAACTTCCTTATAATAAATTGTAGTATGAAACTTAATTACAAGGATTTCAATAGAATGAATAGCAAGGAACTTGCTGACTTACCCGGTATAGGTAAAAAAACTGTTCAGAACATTATTGGTATGCAACCTTTCCGTAGTAATGACGATTTATTTAAAGTCAAAGGATTGGGTAAGAATACTTTGTTAAAATTTGGTATTGAAAAGAAGAAAAAGAAGCGTAAAAAATGGATTGAAATAGACGGGGAAATGTATCCTCATTATAGTTTTGCTTTTCATGAAATTACTGGTGTAATGGATTTCTTTTGGCGCATTTCGTGAATATAGACTCTATTATGGTAAAGAGAAAGAAAGTAAGGAACTTACAGCGCGGATACGTGAAAAAATGGGTGTTGAATTGTCAAAACTTGATATATCATAGTTAAATATTGCATTTTGCATGTAATATTATAAATCTTATATATGTGTACATGCAATTTTAAAACTTTAGTAATAAATAATAATAACTAGTAAGGAGGTTTATTATTTGTGCGATTTTTGGTGCTCCAGATGAGTCTATGTTAGAGGTATTGTATGCAGCTAACATGGGACGAGGTACGTTTGCTAGCAGCTACGTGCAGCTTACATACGACGATCAATTTATATGTAAAACTGCAGGGGAAATTGATTTTAACAAAGTCAGAGGATCAAAGCAAGCGAGATATAGCTGTGGACATGTTCAAGCTCCTACATCCGCTATGAGGGAGTGGTCATATGAAACATCGCACCCGTTTGATACTATGTCATGGATGGTGTTTCACAATGGTGTTATTACGAACGAGGGTGATATACGCAAGAAATATCTACCGTATATTGAGAATCCTGTAGATACTTCTCTAATAGTAAATTTATTGGAAAAGTTTATGGAAGAGGATAGCAGTAAAGCTACAAATCCTGTTAGATATATTAGACAAACGTTAGAGGAGCTATCTGGATCATTTGCTTTATCTATTATTGATTGTGATACAAATGAATTATATATTGCACGTGTAGGATCAATATTGCATTATAATGACTCAGGGTGTTATTCAACCATTCCCGGTAAAGGCTATAAAGAACTTAAAGAGGGTGAGATGAGACGACTAGACAAACGATCGTTAAAGTTCAAAAAGGTTGGAGAGTTTAAATACGATTCACCGTTTCTTTTTATTTAACATGAATAACAAACTATTTATATGTTCCGCTACAAAAGGTAAAAAGGAAGATACTCTTCTTTGGCGTACAAAGGGTGATATGCCAGTCTTTTTTAAGGAGCGCAATACTACTCCCTTACAGCAAGTTTATAATAAGGCTATCGACTTCGCTATAAAGGAAAACGTGGATCATATTGTTCTATGTCATGATGATATAATTTTAGAAAACTTCGACTACACTAAGTTGAAGGAGCATTTTAAAAAGTATGATGTATTGGGGGTAGCTGGGGCGTCGCAAATTAAGATACAGCAACCAGCTCTCTGGCATTTGATGGGTGGAGGGTTAACCAACGGTCACTTACATGGCGCAGTTGCTCACATAAATGGAGCACAGAAGTACATGACATCTTTTGGACCATATCCTCACCAGGCAGTCATAATGGATGGAGTGTTTCTTGCTATTTCACGTAAAGCATTTAAAAAAATTAGGTTTGATGAATCTTGCCCGAGTGGCTGGCATTTCTATGATCTCGCTTACACACTTGATGCATCACTGGCAGGATTTAAATGTGGTGTAGTAGATGCTTACATTACACACGCTTCACCAGGTCTTCGCGAATTTACAAAAGACTGGACTGATGCACAAGAATGGTTTCTTAATAAATATAAGAAATATATAGGTAAGACTCTGCAAGTATAGTTGATTTTCTTGCATAGCATTTATTATAAATAGGATGGGTAAGCTGGATCTCGACTACTTTGAAAGTATATTAGTTTATAACGCGCTAACTGATAGTAGTTATTTATCAACTATTGCCGATGTTGTACAACCTGAGTTTTTTAAGAGCAAGGATATTGCTAGTGTTTTTACTATCATTAAAGAATTTAATGAGAGACGTAATCAACTACCAACTACAACAGAAATTAAGCAGTATCTTGTAACTGATGAACAAAAAAGCTCGTTCAAACGATTAGTAACATCGTTTTCAGAAATAGATAAAAATCTTAACAAAGATGAGTTGATTGAAAATACAGAGCAGTTCTTAAAAGAGAAGGCTGTCTTTCACACAATGCTCAAAGCCGCAGAAGATATTTCAGCAGGTAATGTTGATACATCAGTCATATTAGATAAGTTTGAAAAGAGTTGTAGTATTAGCCTGGTAACTGATTTAGGTCTAGGAGTTAAATCTAACATTGATGACATTATTGCAGATCTAAATACTGTGGAGGATAAAATTCCATCGACGTGGGAATGGCTAGATGATTCACTTGATGGAGGGTTCTTGCAAGCTGGTAAATCTTTATATGTATTTGCAGGTGAGACAAATATTGGTAAGTCTATATTTTTAGGTAATGTAGCATCCAATATTGCCAAGCAAGGAAAAAATGTATTGTTGATAACATTAGAAATGTCAGAGCTACTATATGCAAGACGTATTTGCACTAACATCTCTAAGATACCTATGAAGGAAATGGCGGTTAATGGCTCATCGCTACGAGCTGCTATTACTGAATCACCTGGTAATATCTATATTAAGGAGTTTCCACCCTCAACAATTACACCAAATACTATTAAGGCATTTACGAGTAAGTTTAAGGATAAAGGCATCAAGCTTGATGCTATTGTAATTGACTATCTTAATCTTATTCACAGCCCTATTGGTAATAATTCATATGAGACAATTAAAAATGTTACTGAACAAGTAAGAGCTCTTAGTTACGTATTTAATTGCCCTATTATTAGCGCTACGCAGTTGAATCGGTGCTTAGATATCAATACACTTGTTGATCATTATGATGGTACTAAGAGGGTGATAGGTAATGTTCAAGTAGGCGATAAGATTCGAGGTGAGGACGGTTTTGTTGAGGTTAAACATGTTTACCCAAAAGAGGTTCAAAAATGCTATAAGATCAAAACGAAAAGTGGTAAGGAAATTGTTTGCAGTGCAAAACATCTATTCCCTACAAAAGATGGTAGGTTTAAATCTCTTGAAAATGGCTTAGGTGTTGGTGATATGTTATTTGTACGAGAGTAGCTACCTATTTGTATGCTACACAAATAAATACCTATATGAGAGTAGATGAAACAAAGCTATTTAAAAAATATTGCAATAAGAGACTATCGAAAAAACAACTCGATATGGTTGCAACAATAAAGAAAGAGTATGGTTTAAAATCGCATCAAGTGAAGATTATTGCAAACTTTTGTATGTACAATGTGAGAGGTAATTGGGTGGAGAGGTATAAGAGGTATATTGATTATGTGAAAGAACACGGTAATAAGCAAACAAGAGAATCATACATGTTAAGGTTTGGTGAAAATAAAGGTGCAAAAAAGTATAATGATTATTGCTTAAGTAAAGTTAGTTCACCTGAAAACTTTATAAAGAGGTACGGTGAGTTAGAGGGACGTGAAAGGTGGAAGTTATTTTGTAAGAGAAATAAAGGTAATAAGACAAGGAACAGGTTTGTTGAGAAATATGGCGAGGTAGAGGGTGTGAAAAAGTTTGAGCAATTGAGGTGTAGAGAAAAAGAAAAAGGAACTTTAAAGTACAAAATTAAACTACACGGTATTAGCAAGGGAGAATTAATCTATAAAGAGCACCAAAAAGCATTGCACCGTGGCGCATCTATACAGGGATTTATAGATAAATATGGTGAAGTAATGGGGAGAGTTAAGATGAGAGAATCAAAGGATAATACATCCTTGTATTCATTTCAAAAGAGGTATGGCTATGAAGAAGGTAGGAGGAAATACAACGAGTATATTGTTAAAAAGAAATATGACAATACACTGCAAGGCTTTATTAGTAGGTATGGAGATAAAGGCAAAGGGCGATATACTAAATGGCTTGAGACTTCTTGTTTAGGGAGTTGTAAAGATGGAGTCTCGCCTATATCGCAAGAATTGTTTGAACAAGTTGATGAAAGTGATAACTCATTTTACGCGAAAAAAAATAAAGAGTTTGTTGTCAATCATGGTACAGGATCATATTTTTATGACTATGTTGATATTGAGACGCGGAAGGTGATAGAGTTTAACGGGGATATATATCACGGTAACCCAACTATTTTTTGTGAGGATGATACCCCTAATCCTTATAATAAGAGCCTAACTTGCAAGGATATGTGGAAAAAGGATAAATTAAAGATTGATTTTATTAAAAATAAAGGATATAATGTATTAGTAGTTTGGGAGAAAGATTATAAGGCAAATAAAAATCAAACTATACGACTATGTAGGGATTTTTTATATGATTGATGAAATTGTGAGTATTGAAGAGGTAGGTGAGATTGAGACTATTGATATTAACGTTTCTAAAAATAATCTATTCTATGCAAATGATATTCTAACACATAATAGTGGCTATGACCACGATAATCCGGATCTAGCTACAATTTCAGAATCGATAGGACTTGCTGCAACAGCTGATGTCATAATGAGTATCTATCAAAATACAGAGGATAGAGATCTTGGTATCATTAGATTAGGTATGATGAAGAATAGGTATGGACCGAGAGGTATGACTCAACCTATGAGAATAGACTACTCTACTTTAACTATCGAGCAAGCTGATGATATTGATTTAGAGGAGGATGATTCAATGCTGAATACATTAGCTGGCCTTTCAAGAAGTGGATAATAAATAGGTATGTGCATGTTATTATCTTTACAGATACAGATCTCGACGGTGCAGGTTCTGCGCTATTATTAAATAGACTGTATGATGGTCATGATGTAATTACTGTTGAAACTACTGAAGCGACAGTAATTAATGAATTTAAAAGTCGCGAAAATACTCTAGATCATTTTGATAAAATATTTGTTTGCGATCTATGTTTAAATGAAGAGCAAGCAGAAGTAATTAATAGAGATAATGTTATAGTTATTGATCATCATGAACTACACGTACCATTTGTTTCAAAATATACGAAAGCTAAATCTATAGTAACAGAATACAGCTCGTGTACGAAACTAATTGCAGATAAATTTAGAGATAAACTAAATTTAGATAGACAATTAGAGGAATTAATTCAATTAATTGATCAGTATGATTCTTGGTCGTTTAATTTTCCAGGTGAGTTAGAGCCGGCAAGGTTAAACGCTGTTTACTATACATACAATAAACCTAAGTGTGAAAAATTTATTACTTCATTTAAAGATGGGTTGCGAGAATACAATGTGTATGAAAAGAACTCAATTAAATTATTTTTCAAAAAATACGCTGAGCAGTTGAGCAATCCAAAGTTTGAAGGTACAATAAAGGGTTATAAAGTGATATCAACATTTGTCAACTCCCATATTAACGAGGTTGGGCACTATCTAATTAATAAATATAATGCTGATATTGCAATAATGGTAAATGTGGATCGGCAGTTGGTATCGTTTCGAAAGAGTGTAGGATGTAAAGCAGATTTGTCCGTACTTGCTGTTAATTTATGTGAAGGTGGCGGCTCGCATAAATTAGCTGGGGGCAAGCTAACAGATAAATTTATGAACTTAACTAAAACGTTTCAACCTTTGCAATGAGACAACCAACCGTACCATCACCAGCAGGAGATATTACAAAACGAGAGCTTGAACATTTATTACTCTGTTTTTGCACGTTTTGCTGTTTGTTGAAAGGCAAAAAAATGTCACTTCAAAACATATTTGTACTTGTATTAAAGGAAGAAAAAATAAGAAAGTTACTTAAGACATTATTAACAGTTGATAATGATCTAGAAATGGTTACTATGTTTATAGAGTTCGAGCCGCAAATTGCTGAATCGAAGTATATTACTAAGTATCTGAATCAAAACAAAAATATATTTCAATATGATTACTGATAGAGAGAAGAGTATATATAATAGTTATTTATATGCTTCTCGATCATCAAAAAATAAACCAACACGCTTTCGAAAAGATTTTTCAAAACTAAAAGATGAAGACTTTGTTGCTTTAAAGAAGCTTTCCAACTTCTTTAAGATATATAACCATATTAATTATAGAGATTGGTTTATCGCGCCGTATGAGGTGTACTCTAAGGATGAATATTTTGACCTCAAATTTTTCAACTCTCGTAAGGCTCTAAAATGTTATTCACGATACATGAAAGAGCGTGAAATATCTAACCCTGATAGTCAAGAAGTAATAGAATCAGTAAAGGAAGGGCTTAAATTTATTGCAAAATACTGTATTAAGAACTCTCTTAATATAGATGAGTACACAAAACATTATACTAATAATATGCCCACTTGTCTCTTGCATTTACAAGAGCATAAGTTAAACTTCTATACATTGCATGCACTAGAGGTTGAACAAACAATTAAATCTATTGAAAAAGACGTGCTAGACTTTATAGTAAAAGATTTCCAAACAATTTTCGTTAATACACGAACAAAATTCTATGGTTCATTGAAACTAAAATCGATAGCCAGAGATACAAAACAAAAAGTAAAACAAATAGTTGAAAACAAAAAACAATAAAGTAAAATAATAATAATATGAGTGCGTTTAATATGTCTATGTTCGAAAGCATCAAGGGTGCATTGGCTTCTAGTTCTGAAAATAAGTCCAAGTTCTCTGAGATTATGCAAACCAAACCGGGTAATACCTATACGGTGAGACTTTTACCGGATAGTAAGTCACCTGCAGATACATTCTTCCATTATTACAATATGGGGTGGAATTCGTTTGCTACAGGGCAATATGTTCAAGCTTTAAGTCCGCAAACGTTCGGAGATCGTTGCCCTATCAGTGAAGAGCGTTTCCGATTAGCTCGTACAGGTACAGATGAAGAAAAAGACAAAGCCTCTGCTCTTCGTCGAACAGAAAAATGGCTAGTTAATGTCTACGTCGTTGACGATCCTACAACTCCAGAAAATAACGGCAAAGTTAAGATCCTTCGATATGGTAAACAACTTCAAAAGATCATCTCCGAGGCTATTGAAGGTGAAGATGCAGCTGAGTTCGGTGCACGCATCTTTGATCTGAGTGATGAGGGTGTTAACTTTAAGGTTAAATGCGAACAGCAAGGGGATTATCCCACATACGTTTCGTCACGCTTTACTAGTGCAGGTAAATTAAATCTTACAGAAGACCAGCAAAAAGATATCTACGAGCAAACGCATACTCTTAAAGAGACGTTCCCTGTTAAATCAGCTGACGAGTTAACTGAAATGCTCAATGAGCATTTTCACTGCAAGTCAGATGAGTCAGTAGGTACTACTGTGCCTGATGTAGAAACACCTCCGTGGTCTGCACCTGCAGCCGCAGTTCCAGATCAACAACACGATCCTGCACCTGTAGCAGTTGCAGCTACAACTGAAAGCTCTATTGAAGATGATATCGATGAATTACTGAAAGATCTTTAATTATGGAACAATTAACACCAGAAGCTAAAGCGGCTGTAATGCAGTTAATGGGTCAGACATACGGATTAGCAAAAAAGCAAGACGATATGCTTGTTAGCGCGTCAGGAAATCTCAAACCTAAATCTAACGAATTAAAGAGTATGGTTGAAAATCTAGTCCAGACACCTGTAAGTCAGTCTACGCAACCATCAGTACCCGTGCAACCATCAGTACCTGCTACAACTGATCTTCCTGTAACGCCAGCACAAGTAACACCAGAGCAAGCAATATCTGAGCTTAATCAAATTACAAATGTAGATGTCGATAGTCAGCCTCAAGTAACGTACCCTCTTCCGGAGGAACAAATGTTATTTAATTTCGAGCCGGATAAAATTGACTTACTTATTAGCGCTGTAAAAGAAAGTAATTTGCTATTGAAAGATATTAAGTTACAATTAGAGACAAATAATGCACGACCAAAACGTAAATCAGCTAAAGCTAAAATCACCGACTGACTATATAGCTTTTTTAGACTCTTTATCCAAAGTAAGTGAAAGTGCTATTATAACAGTAGATCGCGATAAGATG